TTTTGGTTTTTAGTATTTATTGCACTAGCTAATATACTTTTATAATATGAGTTACTTAACGGAATTACAGGGCCTTGGTATACAGGTTAAAAGAACCAGCGGCGAGGTTAAAACACTTTGCCCAAAATGTAGCCATACAAGAAAAAATAAAAGCGACTTTTGCCTTAGCGTAAATATAGACCAGGGTATATATAACTGTCATAACTGCGGCTGGGCTGGTAACGTAAAGTTTAAGCAAAAAGTAGAATACGTAAAACCGCCAAAGGTAAACGCTGAACTAAACAGCCGTATTATAGACTGGTTCGGTAAGCGGGGTATAACAGAACCCACGTTAGTACACTACAAAATAGGCGAAAGCGTAGAATACATACCGCAAGTACAGAAAAAACGCCGTACGATCAACTTTAACTACTTTAGGGCTGGCGAACTTGTGAACGTTAAATACCGCGACGCTGAAAAAAACTTTAAGCTTGTTAGCGGTGCTGAACTGATTTTTTACGGCCTAGATAATATAGCCGATAACAAAAGATGTTATATAGTAGAAGGCGAACTAGATGCCCTTAGCCTTCACGAAGCTGGTTTATACAGCGTAGTAAGCGTACCTAACGGCGCCAGTAAAGGCAACCAACGCCTAGACTACCTAGACAACTGTTATAAATACTTTGAGAATAAAGAAGAAATAATACTATGTACTGATAACGACCAGCCCGGGCTTATGTTACGTAAAGAACTGGCCCGTAGACTTGGCGCTTACCGCTGTAAATACGTCGATTTTGGCGATTTTAAAGACGCTAACGAGGTTTTAATAAACAAAGGGGCCGAAACACTACGCCAGTATATAAAAGGCGCTAAAAACTTCCCTTTAGAGGGCGTTATAAATGTTTCAGATATATGGACCAGCGTACTAAACTTTAACGAAAATGGTATAAAAAACTACAGCCTAGGTATAGGCGACAGTGATAACTATTTTAAGCTAGCCTTTGGCGAATGGACTGTATTAACTGGTATACCTAACAGCGGTAAGTCTGACTTTACAGACCAGATACTTGTAAACCTTGCCACTAAATACGGTTTTAGGTGCGCGATGTTTAGCCCCGAAAGCTGGCCCTACGAAGGCCATATAAAGCGAATAGCTGATAAACTAAACGAACGTAGCTGTAGCGTAGACGATCTTAACCATACTAAAGACTTTATACAAGAACATTTTTACTGGGTTAAAATTGACTTAGAAAACCTAACGCTAAAAGGAATACTAGACGCCTTTAAACAGCTGGTTTTTCAAAAGGGGGTAAACGTATTGCTTATAGACCCTTGGAATATGTTAGACCATAGCGCCCAGCGCGATTTTAGCTATATAGGTAAACAGCTTAGCGAAATAACCCAGTTTTGCCAGCAAACTAATACCCACCTAATACTAGTAGCCCACCCGCGTAAAATTGAAAGCGATAACGGGGTATATAAAAAGCCAGGGCTGTACGATATTAGCGGCTCGGCTGACTTCTATAACAAAGCTTATAACGGCCTAGTATGCTATAGAAACATAGGGCAAAAGACCGAGTACAAAAGCGATATAGTAAGCATATACGTAGAAAAAGTAAAACGTAAAGAAAACGGCCAGCTAGGCCAGTTTGATGTAGCCCCAGACTTTAGAAACGGCGGGGTATACAAGCCGATAGGCAAAGAAAATAAAACGTTTGAAGTAATAAAAGATACTAACGTACCTTGGTAATATGACTGAAAAACATTTTGAGGCCCTTAGCTGGTGCGTAAAAAACGGTATAAAGGTTTACGTAAACCCAACAATAAAAGGCTTACACGTTCAAATAAACGATAACGGGCAATTAATACAAAGCCCTGAAACGTACACAAAAAAAGAAGCTGATTTAAAAGTATGGGCGCTTTATTTGTATCTTTACGAAACTAAAAGCGCTTAATATGCCTTTATTTGGTATTACTTTTTTTCCTATTTATGGCCTTACCATAGGTATAAACTATATAGACAGCACGCTACAAGGCACCGAAGTAGTGGACCAAGAAGAACACGTAATACAGTTTTTACTACTATTTTTTGGCTTTAATATATTTTGGTTTACAGATATAGAACAAAAATAATTTAAAAAATTTTTGTAATTTATTATAGTTTAACTATATTTGGAAAACTAAAACTAAAATTATACTATTATGGAATTACAAAACGATACTTTTTTTAAAACCTTTGATGTTAGCTTTATAATACCAGGGTTTGACAACAAACAAAGGGCTAGAGTTTTAATGACTTTAGAAAATTGTTTTACTGTTCAAGACGCTAAAGAAAAATTAGCTAAACAGGATATTTTTGTAACTAGCATACAAAGGCTAGATCACTTGAAAACCGAACAACTTTAATAACCCGCTTTTTTTCGTTTCTTTGGTTTAAATTTTTTGACTTTATAGGGTTATTTTAAGGCCACCTTTACGGGTGGCTTTTTTTATTTAACTTTGCACTATGGCCGAACAAACCGAACACACTAAAAAAGACAAAATGCTTAAAGCTTTAGAAAAAAGCTTAGGCGTTGTTACTACAGCTTGTAAAATGGCTGGAGTTGGCCGTACTACATTCTACGAATGGCTAGATAAAGACCCAGACTTTAAAAAGGCTGTAGAAGATTTTAAAGACGTAGCTATAGATACCGTCGAAAGTAAGTTATACGATCTTATAAAAGAAGGCAACGTAACGGCGACTATATTCTACTTAAAGACAAAAGGCAAAAAACGAGGATATATAGAACGCCAAGAAATAGCACACGAAGGCGTACTTGAAAGTAAAGTAATTGAATGGGTACCCAGCAAAGAATAAGCGAGGCCTGTAATATACAGTTTTACCAAACACTTAAAAGCAAGGCCAGGATAAAGGTACACCAGGGCGGCACGCGATCTGGTAAGACTTACGCTATATGCCAGTACCTAGTCTATAAGCTAACCACTGAAAAAGACCCGCTAGTAATATCTATAGTACGTAAAACGTTACCAGCGCTTAAAGGGTCCGTACAGCGCGATCTTATAGGAATTATGCAGCGCCTAGGGGTTTATTACCTTGGGGTACATAACAAGGCCGAAAACACTTTTAAGTATAACGGCCATACGATAGAGTTTTTAAGCGTAGACGAACCGCAAAAGATACGGGGCCGTAAGCGCGATATATGTTTTATAAACGAGGCCAACGAATTACACTACGAAGACTACAGACAGCTTAATATGCGTACGACCCAAGAAATTATAATAGACTTTAACCCGTCGGACCCAGTACACTGGTTATATAGCGAACTAATAGACAGCGAGCGCGACGATATAGAAACGTGGGTAACTACTTACACTGACAACAAATTTCTAAGCCCAGAACTTGTAAAAGAAATAGAACTACTAAAGACAAAGGACCCCGACTACTGGCGCGTCTTTGGCGAGGGCCAGCGCGCTGTATTCAGTAACCGCCAGATATTTAACAACTGGGAGTATATACCCTACGCTGACTTCCCAGACTTAGATTACCACCTTGGCCTAGATTTCGGATTTTCGAACGATCCCACTGGAATTTTAAAAATTGCGAAAAAAAATGATAAGCTTTACGTACACGAACTTCTATATAAAACAGGGCTAACTAACCGCGATATAGCGGAGTTTTTAAAAGCCCAGGGGCTTAATCAAACGCTGATGTTTTGCGATAGCGCCGAACCTAAGAGTATAGAAGAACTTAGACAAATGGACTGTATGGCTAAGCCAGCGATCAAAGGCGCGGGTTCTATTACAGCTGGTATAAGCCTTATAAAAGAGTTTGACGTAATTGTAAGCCAAGAGAGTAAGAACCTTATACAAGAACAGCGTACGTATTTTTGGCAACAGTTAAAAGACGGCACTATAATAAATACGCCGATTGATAAAAATAACCACTTGTGCGACGCCTTGCGTTATTCCACTTACAGTATGTATAAGAACCGCAACGACTTTTTCGTAATTTAAATTCATTAAATTTGTACAAATTTTGACGTATGCCTTCACTATTAGAACGTTTTACTAAGATCATAACGAAAAACGCCCAACAAAC